ATCTAATCCCTGGGAGCCTAGCTAAGGACCGGCGCGGGTACCCAGTTATTCGCACGGTCAGGATTGAGAAATCGCTTTATGCCGGGACCACCGAGAACGCCAGCAAATCTCAAGATCATCACCGGCACGGTGCGCAAGGATCGCGCGGAGACCATCGAGGTCTCGATGCCGCTAGTCGAGCAGGTGCCTGCGGCGCCGGATTGGCTGCCGAATGCGCACGCGGTGAACGAATGGAACCGCCTGGCGCCGCTCCTGGTCGCCAACAAGCTGCTCGGCGAGGCGGATCTCTCGGCCTTCGCTCATATGTGCTCGGTCCACGGAAAGATGGTCCAGCTCTGGACCGCGGGCGAGACACCGACCGGCCACATGGTCAGCCAATACAACTCGCTCGCTGCGGCCTTCGGGCTCTCACCCGCCTGGCGAACGAAGGTGAAGCCGATTGGAAACAAGGACGAAGGCAACAAGTTCGCGAAGCTCAAGCCGGCCAACTCAGCCGGGTGATTACGTCGCCGTCGCGATCGCCTACGCGGAAGAAGCCGCTGGGGATCGCAAGGGCAAGATGGTTGGCAAGTGGGTCCGCCTGGCTGCCAAGCGCTTCCTCGATGATTTACGTCGAGCACAGAAAAGTTCCTGCACCTTCAACTGGAGCGCGGAGCAAGCAAACCAGGCTTGCTGGTTCATCGAACAGCTCCCGCACGTCGAAGGTGTTTGGAATTCTCCGACGATCAAGCTCGAGCCGTCGCAGGTGTTTTTCATCTGCAACCTGTTCGGCTTTCGCAACCAGGACGGAACGCGCCGCTTCACGACCGCGCTCTACGCAGTCGCTCGCAAGAATGCGAAGTCTGCGCTGGCCGCAGCCATCCTGCTCTACGTCTTCTGCACTGAGCCGGAGGTCGGGCCGCAGGTGATCTCGGCAGCGACGACCGGCGACCAGGCGAGGATCGTCTGGGGCGTCGCGAAGCGCATGGTCGAGAAGATGCCGGATCTGCGCGAGGCCTTCACGCTCGAGCCGTTCGCCAATGCGATCGCACGCTATGAGGTCGGCGGCACGTTCAAGCCGATCAATGCGAAGGCATCGACGCAGGACGGACTCAACCCGAGCGCGCTCTGTTTCGACGAGCTGCACGCGCACAAGACGCGCGATCTGTTCGACGTGCTGAGATCCGCAACGGGCGCGCGAAAGAATCCGCTTTTCCTCTACACGACGACCGAGGGCTACGAGAACCCTGGTCCCTGGTCGGAGGTACGCCAGTTCGCCTGGCAGGTCCTGGACGGAATCGTCGAGGCCGATCACTTCCTGGCCGTCTATTACGCGCTCGACGATACGGACGACGACTTCGACGAGTCGAAGTGGATCAAGGCCAACCCACTGCTGGGTGTCTCCGTCTCGCTCGAGAAGCTGCGCGAATACGCCACCGAGGCGAAGCAGCTGCCTGGCGTGATGTCTGAATTCCGAATCAAGCGCCTGAACCGGCCAGCTGCGGCAGCGACCGCCTGGGTGGACATGCGCAAGTGGAAGCGCTGCTCCGGTCCCGTCGTGCTCGAGGAGCTCGAGGGGGCTCGATGCTGGGCGGCGCTCGATCTGGCCTCGACGCGCGACATGACGGCCTGGCGGCTCGTCTGGGAGCGTGACGGGGAATTCTTTACCTGGGGCCGCTACTGGGTGCCCGAGAGCGCCGTGCATCAACGCACCGAGCGTGGATCGGTGCCGTATCGCTCCTGGGTGGATCAGGGCCTCATCCAAGTGACCGAGGGCGACGTCACTGATTACTCGGTGGTCGAGCGCGACATCCTCGCCGACTGCGAGCGCTTCCGTCCGCTCGAGGTCGCCTATGACGCCTGGAACGCGACGGACCTGGTGAATCGCCTATCGGCTGCCGGGCTTCCGCTCGTGCAGTTCATCCAGGGCGCGCGCTCCTTTCAGCCTGGCTTCCAGGCACTCGAGCGCGCCTATGTATCCGGAAAGCTACGCCACGGTGGAGATCCGGTGCTGACGTGGAATGCCTCGAACCTGGTGCCGCGAAGGGACGACAACATGAATTTGAAGCCGGACAAAAAGCGCAGCGCCGACAAGATCGACGGCATGGTGTGCCTGCTCATGGCAATGGCGCGCGTGACGATCGACGACACGCGGCCGTCGGTCTATGAGTCGCAAGGATTGACGGTGATCTAATGTCGCTCTTCTCGCGCCTGTTCAACCGTAAGTCGGCGGCCGACGAATACTTCTGGCGCTCGCTCTACGGCACGACCTCCGTCACGGGCGCGATGGTGACGGCCGACTCCGCGATGCGCGTGGCCGCAGTTCACGCGGCCGTGAATGTCATCGCGAAGACGATGGCGAGCTTGCCTCTGCACGTCTACGAGCGAGTGGGCAACGGCAAGACGCGCGCCTCGACGCATCCGCTTTATGAGCTGCTGCACTCGAAGCCGAATAGCTGGCAGACCTCCTTCGAGTTCCGCTCGCAGATGCAGTGGAACCTCTGCCTGCGCGGCAACGCCTACGCATTGATCTCCTGGGCCGGTCGCGATCGCGTCCAGGAGCTGCTCCCGCTGCATCCGGATCGGATGACGGTGACGCAGCGCGATGATCTCTCCCTGGTCTACGAGTACCAGCGACCCAACGGAACGCGCATCCAGTTCGAGGCCGAGGAGATCCTGCACATCCGCGGCATGAGCTCCGACGGCATCGTCGGCCGGAGCGTGCTCGAGGACGCGCGGGATGTCCTGGGCGTGGCGCAGGCCACCCAGGAATACGCTGGCCGCCTGTTCAAGAATGACGCGACGCCTGGCGTCGTGATCAAGTCACCGAAGCCGCTCGGCAAAGAAGCCGCCAATCGTCTGCGCGAGAGCTGGAATCAGGCCTTTTCGGGCGCCGGCAACGCACGACGCACCGCGGTGCTCGAGGACGGTCTCACCATCGAGCGCATCTCGATGACGGCCGACGATTCGCAGTTCCTCGAGACGCGAAAGATGTCGCGCTCGGAGATCGCGGGTCTGTTCGGTGTGCCGGCTCACATGATCGGCGACATGGATCGCGCGACCTTCTCGAACATCGAGCACCAGGGCATCGAGTTCGCGACCCACTGCATCAGACCCTGGGCGGTCAACTGGGAGCAGGCGCTCTCGCGCGCGCTCTTTACGGCGCCGTGGCTTTACTTCGCCGAGTTCAACCTCGACGCACTCACGCGCGGCGACATCAAGAGCCGTTATGACGCCTACGCAGTCGGCCGCAACTGGGGATGGTTGTCGGTCAACGACATCCGATCTCTCGAAAACCTAAACCCGATTCAAGGCGGGGACGTCTACCTGGAGCCGCTGAACATGCGGCGCGCAGGCGACGAGTCGCCGCAGGAGTGAATGAGCGCATGGAATTGAAGCAGATGCGAATCGTCGCCGAGATCAAGGCGGACGAGAAGGGAACCATCGAGGGCTACGGCTCAATCTTTGGCAACGTCGACAGCTACGGCGACGTCGTGGCGCACGGCGCTTTCACGCGCACGCTCGTCGATGCGAAGGCCTCCGGCCGGATGCCCGCGATGCTCTGGCAGCACAACCAGGACGAGCCGATCGGTGTGTGGACCGAAATGCGCGAGGACGAGAAGGGCCTCTATGTGAAGGGCCAGATCGCGCAGACGCAGCGCGGACGCGAAGCGCTCGAGCTCATCAAGATGGGCGCGCTCTCCGGTCTCTCGATCGGTTACTCGACCGTCGCGTCGGACTACGACACGAGCAAAGAAATCCGCGTGCTCACTGACCTCGATCTTTGGGAGGTCTCGCCGGTGACGTTCCCGGCCAACGATAAAGCACGCATCACGTCGGCCAAGCGCGCCGGCATCCAAACTGTTCGGGATTTTGAGGGATTCCTGCGGGACGCAGGATTCTCGAGAAAAGAAGCTAAGCAGATCACTGCTCACGGCTTCGGTGATTCGGATCTGTGTGACGCAGAGCCCGAAGCCACTAGTGACGACGAGGTGCTCGAGCTGCTCAAGCAGACGATCACTCAGCTCACGCGCAAGTGAGCAAAGAATTAACCATCCATTTTTTTGAGGGAATCAGACATGAGCATTGAAGTGAAGAATGCCGTGGACGCACTTGCCAAGGTAGTCCATGACGAGCGCGTCGCGCTCGACGAGTTCAAGACCCGCTCGCAGAGCGAGCGCCGCGAGCTCGATGAGAAGCTGGACAAGGTGTTTGCTGCGGCGTCTGACGCTAAGGCAGCCGCTGACGAAGCCGCGAAGAAGGCGGCCCGCATTCTGGTCGGTGGCAGCGAAGGCAAGAAGGACGACGAGCACAAGTCCGCCTTCCTCAACTACATGCGCAACCCGCGCGACCAGAAGGCGATCGCTGCTCTGCAGGACGTCGAGCGCAAGGCCGTCTACACGACGGGCACCGGCGGCTCGGCTGCTGGCGGCTACGCGGTGCCCGAGGAGATCTCGCGCGCCATCATCACCCAGGTGACCAACATCTCGCCGATGCGCCAGCTGGCTCGCGTCGAGACGGCCTCGAGCCCGGACTTCAAGGTGATGGTCGACACGCTCGGCACCGGCACCGCCTGGGCGGGCGAGAACGGCGCGCGCTCGGAGACCAACACTCCGCAACTCGGCGAAGTCGCTCCGACCTTCGGCACGCTCTACGCCTACCCGAAGGCCTCCGAGGAGTCGCTCAACGACATTTTCTTCGATGTCGCCAACTGGCTGACCAACTCGGTCTCGGTGGCTTTTGCCGCGGCTGAGAGCGTCGCCTTCACCACCGGCAACGGCTCGAACAAGCCGACCGGCATCATGGCTGCGACCAAGAGCACCTCGGACGACGCTTCCCTGGCCTTCGGCTCGGTGCAGTACGTTCCGACCGGTGCGGCCGCTGGCTTCCCGGCGCTCTCGGTGACCTCGCCGGTCGCCTATCCGGCCGACAAGCTCGTGGATCTCGTCCACAAGCTCAAAGCCGGCTATCGCGCCAACGCTCGATGGATGATGAACAAGTCGACGCTCGCCGTCGTCCGCAAGTTCAAGGACGTCGATGGCAACTATCTCTGGCAGCCTGGCTTGGCTGCTGGCGTGCCTTCGACGCTTCTCGGCTTTGCGGTCGCGGAGAACGAGGACATGGCTGACATCGGCGCCAACGCCTTCCCGATCGCCTTCGGCGATTTCCGTGCCGCCTATCTGATCGTGGACCTGGTTGGTCTGCGCGTCACGATGGACGAGATCACGACTCCGGGCCAGGTGAAGTGGATCTTCCGCAAGCGCGTCGGCGGCAAGCTGCTCGACAACCAGGCGGTCAAGGTCCTCAAGTGCGCGACGACCTGATCTGACTGATCCAGGAGATCCGGGGCGGGAGGGCAACCTCCCGCCTCGGTGACTTATGAAAGCAACCGTAAGAATTCCGTTCCGCGGTGTTCCCGATGGGGAGCATCACGTCCGTTTTTTTCAGGTCGGCGAGGTGCTCGAAGGCGAGCTTGCGCTGGCCGCTATCGGAGGCGGCATGGCCGTCGCCGAGAGCAAGGCCCAGGTCGCTCCTGGACCGACAGAGACCCAGGCGCTCGGCGGTGCGCCTGAGCCGTTTCGCGAACCTACGAAGGCGCCCGTGCGTCGTCGTCGCGAGCGGCCCGAGTCTGACCGCTGAGGATCTCGACTATTGCCGCGGCAGAGCTGCGGTGATCGTCGTCAATGACAACTACAAGCTCGCTCCCTGGGCCGAGGTCATGTATGCGGCCGATCCCGAGTGGTGGGATCGGCACCAGGGCGCTCCGAGCTTCCAAGGATTTCGGGTGACGCAGGACGCTGGCGCTGCGATGCGCTGGCGACTGCACTACATCGAGAGCCGCCAGGCGCCAGGCTTCTCGCTCGAGCAGGGTGTCGTCCATCGAGGCGACAACTCAGGCTTCCAGGCGCTGAACCTGGCCGTGCTGGCCGCGTGCTCGCCGATCGTGCTGCTGGGCTTCGACATGAAGATGTCGGGCACCAAGCGCCACTGGTTCGGTGATCACCCAGGCGCGCTGAACAAGGCATCGCCTTATCAGCACTTTGCGGCGGCCTTCAATGAGGCGGCCTTCCGCCACCCAGATCTGCCGATATGCAACGCAACGCGGGACACAGCTCTCGAATGCTGGCCGCGGGTCGAGCTGCGCGACGTGATCTGACGGTCGCCTGTGTCCTGCGCTCCGGCGGGGACTTTGGCACCGATTACGTCGAGCAGCTGCGCGACGGCGTGGCGCGTCACCTGACGCTGCCTCACCGGTTTGTGTGTTTGTCCGACCTCGAGCAGCTGCCGGTCGAACGGCTGCCGCTCAGGCGCGAATGGCCGGGCTGGTGGTCGAAGCTCGAGCTGTTCGAGCAGCTCACTGGACCGACGCTCTATTTCGACCTGGACACGGTGATCGTCGGCTCGATCGACGAGCTCGCCGACTATCCGCACCGCTTCTCGATGCTCTCCGACTTCGGACGGCCAGGCAGCTGCGCCTCTGGCGTGATGGCCTGGTCGGGCGACTGGTCGCACATCACGGCCGGCTTCGACCTCGAGCGTGCCGCTGACTACCAAGCGAGCGATCGCTGGGGAGATCAGGCCTGGATCGCCGAGCGCGTCGGGATCGCACCGGAGCGGCTGCAGGAGCTTTTCCCGAGACACATCGTGTCTCGCAAGTTTGGACCGCGCTGGCCTGGCCTCGAGCGCGTCGTGTGTTTCCACGGGCAGCCGCGTCCTCGAGATGTCGGCTGGTCGGTCTGAGGGAGTCTTCATGCACTACGGTCTGCGCCTGATCACCGGCCCGTCGGTCGAGCCGATCTCGCTGAATGAAGTCAAGGCGCAGCTGCGCATTGACGGCACGGCGGACGATACGCTCCTGACGAGCTACATCGCGGCAGCGCGGGCCTATGTCGAGTCGACCACCGGGCTCGCGCTCAACACGCAGACCTGGGAGATGACGCTGCACGATTGGCCGTTCGGCACGAAGCCGATCGTCCTGCCGAAGCAGCCGGTGCAGTCGATCACCTCGATCACCTACGCAGACACGGCGAACGCGACGCAGACGCTCGCGAGCTCGGTCTATGAGATCGACGTCACGCGCACTCCGGCCTTCATCACGCTGACCGATGGAAGCGACTGGCCGGACATCTACGACAAGCAGGCCGCCATCACGATCCGCTTCGTCGCCGGCTACGGCGCGACCGCGGCTTCGGTGCCGGAGCCGATCCGCCAGGCGATGCTTCTCCTGGTCGGTCACTGGTATGCCAACCGCGAGCAGGTAACGCTCGGCGCCGGTCTCACGGCGACTCAGCTGCCGCTCGGCATGGACGCGCTCCTGCAGCCGTTCAAGGTGTACGGCTTCTAATGCGCGCCGGTCGCCTCGATCGTCGAGTGACGATCGAACGCAAGACGGTGACGCGCGACGACTACGGCGCCGAGATCATCGCCTGGTCGACGTTCGCTCAGGTGTGGGCCGAGGTCCGCGAGGTCAACTCCGTCGAGAAGGTCATCGACCAGCTGCGCACGATGTCGCGGCTCACGATGGTGACGATCCGCTGGGTGCCTGGCGTCACGACAGACATGCGCATCCGGGTCGACCAGGACGGTCGCATCCTGGCGATCACTTCGCTGGCGGAGATCGGCCGCAAGGTTGGCTGGACGATCGCCTGCGAGCAATACAGTGCCTGAGCTCGAGGTCAACGTCGCTGGGCTCAAGCAGCTCGATGAGGCGATGAAGCAGCTCTCGGACAAGCTCGCGCGCAACGTGCTGCGAGCTGCGCTTCGAGCTGGATCAAAAGAGATCGCCGAGGAAGCGAAGCGCCTGGTGCCGGTGAAGACGGGCCGCCTGCGCGACACGATCCGCGTCACCTCGAGGAACATCAAAGGCGTGCCGACCGCGAAAGTGGTCGCAGGCGGCGCCTCGAAGGGCAAGCGCAAAGGCGCCTTCTACGCGCCGATGATCGAATTCGGGACCTCCGCTCACATCATCCGCGGTCGCGACGGCAACGCGCTGCGCTTCAACGGCGTGAAGGTGTTCGAGGTCCAGCATCCGGGCTCGCAGAAAAAGCCATTCATGCGACCGGCTTCCGATGCTCGAGCAGGAGCTGCGGTGCAGCGCTTCGCTGAATACCTGCGCGGCCGGCTCACCAAGGAAGGCATCGAGATCCCGGACCCGGTGCCCGAGGACAACGAATGAGAGCCGAAAAAGTTATCAAGGCGCTGCTCTCGGCGGCGCCTGGCATCACTGCGCTCGTCGGGACGCGCGTCTATCCAGGCGCAGCTCCGCAGGGCACGACGCTGCCGGCAATCAGCTACGAGCACATCTCGACCGTGGCGCTGCGAACGCTGGACGCAGCTGCCGGCTACAACCTGGTGCAGTCACGCATCGAAGTGACGGCGCTCGCTAAAACCTACGGCGACCAGAAGAACCTCGTCGAGGCCATTCGCCAGGCGCTCGACTACCAGCGCGGAACAATCGCGGGGATCGAAGTCACCTCGATCATTCGCGGCAGTACGGGCCCGGACATCCGGGACGACGACATGCAGCTCTATACGCAAGCCGTCGATTTTTTGGTGACGCTGAAAGAGATCTAGTCCCAAACCTATCGGCCGCTGGTGCGGCATTTTTCTTTAGGAGATATTGACCATGCCGAATCCAGCCTCGGGTGTATTTAAGCAGCTCGCCTATAAGGTCGAGTCGACCTATGGCACGGTGCCGAGCGCCTCGGGCGCCCAGGTGCTGCGCCGCGTGCAGTCGACGCTTGACCTGACGAAGGACGCCTATCAGTCCAACGAGATCCGCGTCGATCAGCAGATCGCCGACTACCGTCACGGCGTGCGCCGCGTCTCCGGCAAGATCACCGGCGAGCTCTCGCCGCTCACCTACAAAGATTTCTTCGCGCAGGCGCTGCGCAAGGATTTCGTCGCCGGTGTCTCGGCGAGCTCGCTCACGCTGACGATCGCGGGCGCAGGTCCCTACACAGTGACGCGCAGCTCGGGCTCGTATCTCACCGACGGCTTCAAGGTCGGCGATGTCGTGCGCCTCTCGAGCTCCGGATCGCCGGCGCTCGTGGCCGCTAACGTCGCAAAGAATCTGCTCGTCACCGCTCTCACCTCGACGGTGATGACGGTGATCGTGCTCAACGGCTCGTCGATGACGGCGCAGAGCTCGATCGGAAGCTGCACGGTCGCAGCCACCGGCAAGAAGACCTATGTCCCGCTCACCGGCCACACCGACAAGAGCTTCTCGATCGAGCACTTCTATTCCGACCTCACGCAGTCGGAAGTCTTCTCTGGCTGCAAGGCCTCGAAGATCGCGATCGCGATGCCGCCTTCGGGCATGGTGACCTTTGACGCTGACGTCATGGGCCAGAATGTCACGACGGCCGCCTCGCAGTATTTCACCAATCCGACGGCCGCCACCTCGACGGGCTGCCTGGCTGCGGTGAACGGCGTGCTGCGCGTCGGTGGTGCGACGGTCGCAACGCTGACGGGCCTTTCGCTCGACATCACCAGCAACTATTCCGGCGACCCCGTGGTCGGCTCGAACACAGTGCCGTTCCTGTTCCCTGGTCGCGTGCTCGTCGCCGGCCAGGCCACGGCCTACTTCGACTCGGTGACGCTGCGCGATGCCTTCCTGAACGAGACCGAGCTGGATCTCATCGCGGCCTTCACGGCTGGCGGTGAAGCGAATTCCGACTTCATGACCTTCGTCCTGCCGCGCATCAAGCTCGGCGGCGCAGCCAAGTCGGACGGCGAGGGCGGCCTGGTGCAGACCATTCCTTTCCAGGCGCTGCTCAACACCGCTGGCGGCTCGGGCGTCGCCACCGAGGCCACGACCATCTCGGTCCAGGACTCGGCTGCCTAAGTTAGTTAGTCCGATTACCCGGCGCCGGCCGGTTCGCCTCCTCGCAGGGGCGGCCGGTCGGTGTCCGGCTTTTTTGTTCCACCTGCGAGGAAGACATGAAGAAGCAAGCTCCTGAATCCGTTTTATTTGACGTCGACTCGATCGCTGACATCGGCACCGCCGAAGTCAACCTGAAGGTCAACGGGCAGCCGCTGCCTGGTGTGTTTGTGACCCTTGCGGGTCCCGAGCACCAGGTGCGGAAGCAGTACGCGCTCGACAAGGCGCGACGGATGCGTAAACAACTGGCCCGCACGGGCAAGCTCGAGCTCGACGATCCGGTCGACGAGCAAGAGGACGAGACCGCGCACCTGGCGGCATGTGTCCTCGACTGGCGCGGCATCGGCCGCGGCGGCCAGGCGATCGCCTGCACGCGCGAAAACGTGCTCGCACTTTTGAAAGACGACTCAAAGGGCTGGTTTCGCCGCGCGGTGAAGGAGGCCTATGAGGACGTCGAGAATTTTATTCAGCGCTCAGGCGCTCTCTGATCGAGGCCGCTGAGCGAGAAATGGAATTAGGGCAGCGCCTCGAAGACGGCGCTTCCCTTCGCACTCACCTGCAGCGCTACTTCAAGTCGACCGGGAAGCTCGATCCTCGTCTTGAGGAAAAGCCGATCCCGGCGACTGGTCGTGCGCTGTGGGAAGTCTTCGTCACGCTGGCCGGCTCGAGGCGCTCCGGAATGGGCGTCTCACCGCTCACGCTGACTGACATCGAGGCCTGGTGTCGGCTCACGCAAGTGACGCTGACGAGCTGGGAGCTCGAGACGATTCTGCTCATTGATCAGGTCGCGCTTGCGGCGGCCAATAAACCGAAGGCGAGCTAAAGCATGGAAATCGGAAAATTAGAAATCCAGCTCCTCGCTGACATCGCTCGACTGCGCACCGACATGAACAACGCGCAGAAGGTGGTGGGCGACTCGATGAAGGGCATCGAGGGCGCAGTCGGTGTGGCAAAGAAGGCCTTTGGTGCGCTGGCCGCTGCGGCCGGTGTCGCTTCCTTCGGCGCTTGGATCAAGAGCGCGATCGACGCGGGCGATGAAGCGCTGAAGATGAGCCAAAAGCTCGGCGTCTCCACTAAGGACGTCGCCGGGCTTCAGCTCGCCTTTGAATTGGCCGGCGTCTCGAGCGAGGCGATGGAGAAGGGGCTCGTGAAGCTCTCTGTCCAGGTCGCCAACAACTCGAAGACGCTGCAGGCCTTTGGCATCGAGACGAAGAACGCGGACGGCTCGATCCGCAGCACCAGCGCGGTGCTGAAGGATGTCGCCGACAAGTTCGCGAACATGCAGGACGGCGCGCAAAAGACGGCGCTCGCGGTGCAGCTGTTCGGCAAGTCGGGCGCCGAGATGATCCCACTCCTCAATGCCGGCTCGAAGGGCCTGGCGGAGATGGACGAGATGGCCCGCAAGCTCGGGCTGCAGATCGACGAGAACACCGCACGCGCGGCCGAGCAGTTCAACGACACGCTCGACCTCATGGGCAAGGCGGTCTCGGGAGTCGCGCGTCAAGCCGTCGCCGAGATCATGCCGGCGCTCACCAACATGGCCGCCGGGATGCTCAAGGCGATGACCGAGGGCGACTCGCTGAAGACAGCCGCCCAGGCGCTCGGCGTCGTGCTGAAGACGCTATTCACGGCCGTGATGGCCGTAGCCGAATCTTTGAACACGGTCGCGATCACCGCATCGGCGACCTGGCGGGCCTTCATGGCCGCCACCAACGGCGACTTCTCGAAGGCCGCCGACATCATCAAGCAGGCGGGCTCCGACGTCGCGGCCGGCTGGAAAACGACCAGCGAAGCAGTGAGCAAGGCCTGGTCGAATCAGTCGGACAGCGCGCTCGTCGCCACGGCGACCATCGTCGGCGCTCAGCGCCGCAACGCTGACGCGGCAGCTGCCGCAGCTCTGGCGGCTGAGGAGAATGCGAAGGCCGCGAAGAAGTCGGCCGACGAATACAACAAGCTGACCGACACGCTCGACAAGCATCTCATCACGGCGCAAGCCGAGCTCGATGCGGGTGGCAAGCTCACCGATGCCAAGAAGCTCGAGCTCGATGTCCGCGCGAAGCTCAACGATCAGACGCTGAAGCTCATCGCGGCGCAGCGCCAGGAGATCGAGACCAAGCTGGCCGCGGCTCAAGCCGCGCTGAACGATCGCGATGCGCAGAAGGCCGCCGAGGAGGCGCGCAAGAAGCTCGCCGAAACGATCGGTAAGCAAAACGAGGATCTGCTCAAGCAGATCGAGACGCAGCGCAAGTCGAACGAGGAGGCCGGTCTCTCGACCGAGCAGATCGCGCGCCTCGAGATTCAGCGCTTGCGTGATGCAGCTGCGACGGCTTCGCAGAATGCGCAGCTGCGCATCCAGTCGGGCATCAACGACGAGGTGACCAAAGAATACCAAGAGCAGGCGGACAACCTCCGCAAGCTCGCCGACGAGAAGGAAAAGGGCATCCACGTCCAGGCGG